TCGAACCTCGTCAGCTGTGACGTACGCCATACCGCACCTACCCTACTTCTTGGCTGCGCCTCCGGCAGACGCTGATGCCGCCTCTTCCTTCGGGTTCTCGGTCTCCTTGGCTTGAGCAGCGAGGATCTTCGCCTCCTCCTGCTTCTCCTTGGCTTGCGCCAGCAGAGCTTCCGCCTGCGCACGCGCGTCAGCTGCCTCCTGCTTGCGCGCCGCCTCGAGGTCCATGAGCGCACCGAGCTCGACGTACCGCTCGATGGCCTCGTCCTCTGTGTCCAGCTCGAGAACGTCGCCCTGGTGGTGAACGGAGCGACGCTTCTCCGCACCGTCCTCCTTGTAGTCCACGATCGAGATGATCGTCGACATCACCTGGAACTTCTTCGTTGCCACGGTCATACCTCCCCTCAGGCGTCGACGCCAGTGATGATGATGCCAGCCTTCGGCTGGTCGATGGCGATGGCAGCGTTGCGGTTGCACCGCGTCCACCAGTAGCGCTTCTTCTCCTCGCGCTGCATCGGGATGGTGTGGAGTGGCTCCTCGTCACCGATGAACCCGAGCGTGTTGCGCTCACAGATGAGCACCTTGTCGTCCGGCCAGGTCCGCGACGGCAGCACCGTCAGGTCGGAGATCTGGTTCGGTAACTTGTCCAGGTACTTGACGGACGCACTCGCGAGGTTGCCGCGGTACACGGCACCGAACGAGTCGTTCATCACGATGGCTTGCGCTGTCGCGTGGGAGCACACCAGCAGGTTGGGCACGAACGCGAAGTACGAGTTCGCCTGCAGACCGTAGGTCGCCTGCGTGATCGCGAGCTTCCCGACGCTGATGTCCTTCCGGATGTCCGTCGTCGTCGTGGTCCACACCGCAGACGCCGGCATCGTTGGGATGCTGGAAGCGAGCAGAGCCGCCTGGAACGCGAGGTCGTAGTCACGCGTGAGCGTGTTCCGCAGCATGATGAGCTGACGGTTGAGCCGGTCGACGTCGTTGTGACGCTTCATCTCGTCGGACACCATGACCCCGAGGCCACGGTCGCTCGAAACGACGACCTGCAGTTGCCCCTCGGATGTAGTCACGAACCGGTACTCACCGAGCTCCTGACGGATCGTCGACGCCTCGTCAGCGAACAGCGGGTCGCTCTCATTGTACTGCCACACACCGGAGTCGGAACGACCGGCGCGGCGCAGCACGCTGTCCACCACGAACTGGTTCTCCATCAAGCGGATGATCTGCTTGGGGATCACCAGTGGGTTCTTCACCAGCGAGTTGATTGTAACCCGCTGGCCGTCAGACGCGCTGACGATGGGTGTGAGTGCCATCTATTTCCCTCCTTGTCAGAGCGTCAGGCGAATGTCGCCCTTAGCACCGTTTGCGATGCCGGCTGCGGCCACACATCGGCCGACGATCCGCTCGGGAGCGTCCGTACCCGCGACCCAAGGCGCTACCGCTCCTGCAGCAGCACACTTGACGCGTTCTCCAAACGCGATCGCACCGACAGCAGTGAGACGCCACACACCGAAGGGCCACGGTGCGCAGGTGGATGCCTTCGGCGACAGGTTGATCGACCCGCTGGGGTTCTGATCCGTCGCCGTCGGAATCGCATCGGTCGGCGACACACCCAAACAGAGGATCGCGTTCGCCGTTGCCGGCTTGATCTTGCCCGTTGTGCTGTCCGGCTCGACCAGTTGACCACCGGATACGGCAACGTTCACCTCGTAGGTGACGACTCCGTCCTGATACGACGGTGTTGCACCAGCCATCAGGCATCCACCTCCCACTTGTCCAGGATCGCGTCGGTTGCGTCGGTGCTGTCGTCACTGTCCGTGAACGAGTGACCGCGCTCACTAGCGAGTTCGATCATCCCCTTACTCGCAGAGAGCATACCGCGGAGGATCTTCGCCACGTCAGTCTTCGCCCCGTTGGACAGTTCGATCGTGCTGGATGCCGGATCCGACAGAACGGTCGCGGCAAGCTCGATCATGACGGGAGGGACACCTGCAGCGGAGAGATCCCGAGCTTCACTGTCCCATTCAGTCTTGGCATTCTTGCGCTGAAGCGCTTCGACCGCCTTCTTGTACGGTGCGACAGCGAGTTCGATCGCACCCTGCGTGTCAGTAGCCAACTCGATGCCCTCCTTCCCTGGTGTGTCGTTCGCGAGAGAGGCGAGAGCGAGAGCGAGAGCGGCGTCGATGTCCTGCTCGTTCCCGTCGTCCGTCTCGTTGTCACGCGGTGGCGGCTCGTTCTCCTCCTGCGCGAGCTCGAACGTCTCAGACGTGAGATCGACGGTGGTGACCTCCTTGCCACCATTGGACAATGCAGCCACCTCCTCCCACGCACCGAGGTTCCGTACCTTCGGGTCCAACGTACCGAGTACGTGAACCAATGACAGCGGATGCGTGTTGCCATACTCCGTCTCCCGGTTCTGATCAACCTTGACACTCACGCCGAGCTTGCCCTTGGTCTTACCGACGAGCTCGACACTGTCCGGTGTCAGATCGAGAATGGCGTCCATACCTCTCGCGCCAACCTCGAGACCCTTGATCACGCCACCGAACCGCTTCGGGTCCATGGTGTGGTCGTTGGAGTCGTTGGCCAGGACGAACGGAACCATCCCGTCCGCGCCAACTGCACCCTTGTTGAACGCCTTCTGCACCTCACCGAAGAACTTGTCGTCGAACGCGAGCTTCTTACCCTGGTACGTGATCGTGCCACGCGGGAGGATCTGCTTGCGCCACAACGTGTTCGACAGTTGGATTGCTGGAGTGTCGTCCACTGGGAGCAGGAACGCAAGAGTCTTCTTGTCCGTCATCCGGTTTTCACCTCCGCTCACTCAACTTCGCTTGCAAACTCGATGTCGAACTCCTCTTGTTCGTCTGCTGAGCCTCATTCAACAGCCGGCGGTAGTACGCCTTCGTATCCTCTGGGAGGTTACGGGAGGCGAGCAACGTCTGGAGCTCGAACAGCACACTTGAGAAGTTACCCGTTTTGATTGCCTTCTCGACGCGTGCACGATACCGCTGGGTCTCACCTGTTTGTTCTGGTCCTTCGAACTTCTCCTTCTCTCTTGCAACGGACGCTTTCGCTTCTGCGAGAGCGAGCTTCTCACCATGTGACAATGAAGCCGTGTTCGGGAGTTGCACTGACTGCACCGTAGGGTTCTCAGCCAACTTCACTCGCGACGCTGCGCCCTTGCTCGTGATCAACGCACCGATGGGGACGCCGTAGAACCGCGCGCCCTCCTGCGTCACTACGTAACGCGCCAACTCAATCGTTGCACCACGGAACCGCACAGCTACAGCGACGCCCGTACTGCCATCAGCGTTCCAGTTAGCCGGGATGAGGTCTCCCCAACCCTTGGAGCGCAACTTGGACATCAGCCACTTACGGATCGCCTTCTTGTCGCCCTTCGCTAACTGCACCATCCCAATGGCGCGCTGCGCTAACTCCCGGTTGTCGACGGGGAAGCGTGAGTTACCCGTGCCGCCAGACTTCGCAGGAAGAGCGTCACCCTTCGTGAATGCCGCCTTGCGGTGTGCAGCATCCGGTGTACCCATCGAGAGCTCAATCGGCGCGAGGAACGTGTCGAGGTCAAAGACTAGCCTACCGTCGTCACCAATGGAGAACGACATCGCTTTCTTGGACTCCCACTCTGCCAGCGCTTTCACTGCGAGTGCTCGCGTCTTTGCTGTAACCTTGTTCTTCCCGCCTTCAACTACAGAGCCGCCAGCTGCCCAACGTTTAACGGTGTTCACCGCAGTTGCGATCGCTCGATCGATGGGGTATCCAACTTCGTAGTGCAGGTGCTTCGCGATCCGCTCGATGTAGTCGGGGAGACCACCTGCCTTGTCAACCCAGTTCTGCTTGCCGGGGACGCGCTCCAGTCCGGGGTAGATGCGCGAGTCAGTTGTTGCTGCTCCCACTGGGCGCTTTCGCGTGACCGTTGGCACTCGTTCCACCTCCGTTCTGCGCACTCTGAACCATGTTGGTACCCACCTGTGCAGCAGCCTGCACGGACGCCTGCGCTTGCAACTTCGACGTCTCAACCTGCACCGCTGCAGCTTCGTGAGCTTCCTCAGCTTGCTTGAGCAGCTCCACCTCTCGTGCATCGATGGCGGCGCGCAGCTTGTCGAGGTTCATCCCGAGGATGCGTCCGAGTTCCATCACCAACTCATTCACGAACGCGGTCGGGACGTTCGCGTCTGGCACAGGGATAAGCGTCTTCAACAGGTCCAGCGACATCTTCACATCGTCTGGATTGAGTGGCCCGACCTTGAACCTCGGTACAGGAACGCTCTTTCCGAAGTTGTACCACACCAGGTCCGCGATCATGTAGTTGGTGACGCAGTCACCAATCTCGTTCGCGTACCCTGTCAGTAGACTCAGGAACATCTCACTCTGATCCTTGCTCAGAGCGTAGCTACCCATCCCGTCGACAGCTTTGGACGCGAGGTCGGAGAACCCTGCTAGTAGTGACCCACTTGCTTCAGAATCGAGCCAGTTCAGTGCGTTCCGGAACTCTGCAGCACCCTGGCCTGCAACACTCAGCTGCGTAACCTTCTCTACCCAGCTCGTTGGGATGCCTGCAACGCCAGCGTTCTTGAGCCCTGCAACGACTGCGACAGCTTTCTTAAGTGCAGTGTCTCCGGACCCGTGCAGGATGGTACGAGGCAGCATCTGGCTCTCGAGGAACGTGAACCAGAGGAACTTGACCTTCTGCTTCGTCTCGTAGCAGTTGTATGCGACCTGCATGTCGGAGATCCCTCGGACGGGATCGCGATGCACTCCATGCACGTACACCATCGCGTACGCCGGTGGGATCAAGATGTATCCGTCGGAACGGACGTACTTACGGTTCTTAGACAGCAGCGCTTCCTGCTTGAAGCCGCGCATGTCGCCGTTCATGGGATCGCGGAGCATCACGCACGTCTGCGGTGGTCGCCACGCTACCTTGTCGTACACCCAGTGGAAGTCGTTCGGTGCCTGCTTAAACACCTTCTCGAAGTACGCACGGCGGTTCATGAACCCACTGGTCATCTGCCCGACAACGTCGTTCATGGGCGTCCGCATACCACCCTCTGTCATCGGTCGGCTCAACGCTTCGCGCACGAAGGCGATGACGTCCTCGTTACCATCCTCGTACTCAATCGACCACGTCGCAGCGCGGATCGGGAGGGTCAGGATCTGCTCCAGCTTACGGGCGTTACCGTCGCAGCCCAACATCTTGTCGAACTCTTCTGGCGTTGGCGAGCCATAGTCGAAGACCGCACCATCATTGAACTCATCAAAGACGAGGTCGCCGTTGGTCATGTCGATCATCGTGCCGCGTTCGATGTTGGCACGAGGTGGCGCTGCTAGCTCCAGTTCGAGCTGTTCGCCCGCTACGGGGATCCGTTCGACTGGTTCAGTCACGTTCTACACCTCCTTTGAACACTAGGGATCTCCACTGTACACTAGTGGCTCCGTCAGTTTCGCTCTCCGTGCAGTATGATTATGCAGTCCTGATACTCCCACAACGTAGCCGTCGATTTAGTCGCGGTACTCGCTCACCAAACCTTGTAGTGCTCCACCAACGTCACCACCGTACTCCTGCACGAGACCTTCCGTCGATGCGTCATCATCCACCTCGAACGTGTCGTACCCATCCCACACGGACATGACGACGTTGTCACCAAGGTCTGGGCTGTGACCTAAACGCTTGATGGTGTCCTCTTTCGGCTCCACCATAATCTGCGAACCCTGCAGCAACCTCCACCTAGGTGCGATGAGGTCAGCTGTGAGCTGGTCGTCAGGGGGCAGGCACAGGGTCGGCCCGTACGCAGGATCGAGCTCCTCCCGCAAGTGCCACCAAGCCGCAGAGCGAACGTTGGGGAACTTGAAGTCGCCGCTCCTGTCGCGACGGTCCGTTCGCTTGCTGGCATTGAACGGCGTAACCTCACGACCGTACTGGGTCAGTCTGTCGACCACACCAGCGCCGATACCGATCACGTCCACCACTGCGTAGCTGCGCGGATGGTTGAGCAGCTCGTTCAGTTGATCCGCTGTGGTCATCGTGTCCTGCTGACCGATGGACCAGATCTTCATGATGTTGTGTCCCTGACGGATGCTGATCGCTGTCTCATCAGTTCCGAAGCGGGCAACGTCACAGGTGATCACGCGCCGGCCGAGCGGGTCCGTTCCTTGCTGCTCATACCAGCGCTGCTGCGCAGCTTGTACCCAAGCGAGAGGAATGCAGCCATCGCTCGCATCCTTGGAGAATATGCCGCGGACCTTCGCGTCCCAGAGTGGAGAGGTCTTCCACGTGACACGCTTCTCTCCGGTCTCCTCGTCCTCGACCTCCATGCGTCGAACGCCCCAGCGCTCCATGCGTTCGGCGACCCAACGTACCGACAGGAGTGATTGCTTC